GGCTTACTCAAACACCTGCACTTCAAAACAAAATAGTGCTACCCTTTGTACTATGCCTAATCCTGCAACGCCACTAGAACAGAAGCGCCTAACTGGGAACCCCGGACAGCGCAAGCTACCGAGCCTGAACGATACCTTTGAGCTAGAGGGCGGGTACATAGAACCGCATCAAGAGCTAGGCGAGGCAGGCACACACCTCTGGTCAAGAGTCTTCTCTAAGGGCAAGGGCTGGATTAGCCGACAGACAGACGTAGACGCTTTGCTTATTATCTGCAAACAGCTAGACAGACAGATTCTGCTAGAAGACCAGTTCAAGGCTGACCCTTCTGACTTCCACATTTCTCGGCAGCTACTAGAGCTAGAGAAAGCAATAATGAGCGGGCTAGGTCTCATGGGCTTTACGGTTGACAGCCGCAGCAGACTCGGCCTCGCAGAGATAAAGGCTAAGAGCGCTTTCGAGCAGCTAATGTCTGAGAGGCAATAGTGTGGCCCCCGCAATGGTTGACGCCTGTACCGCAGGATGCCATAGAACGCGGAGACGGTGAGTTCATTGCTAAGTTCGCAGACGCATTCGCAACCATTACAAAGGACTCTGTAGCAGGTCGGTCAGGTACGCCGCTAGTCCTACGACCTTGGCAGCGCGAACTACTAAGCCACGTATTTGCTAGAGACGAAGATGGCCTACGCCACCGCATCTCACTTATCGGTGTTAGCCGGAAGAACGGCAAGTCAGCCCTCGGCTCCGTAATTGCCGCTTTTGCACTACTAGACATCAAGACTCAGGGTGCAGAGATTTACTCGGTAGCCGCCGACAGGCAGCAAGCCAAGATTGTGTTCGAGGACACGAAGCGCATGATACAAAGCAGCGAGCTAGCGGAACACTGCGACATCTACCGCGACCACATAAGAGTGCCTGCTACCAACAACGTGTACAGGGTGCTATCGGCAGACGCACCGAGGCATGAGGGCCTATCGCCTACGCTGGTCATCTTCGACGAACTGCACGCGCAACCGTCACGTGAACTGTTCGACGTTATGTCCCTAGCTCAAGGAGCGCGAGGCAAGGCAGCTACTATGGTGGCAATCACGACAGCCGGGGTAAAGACTGAGTCACGAACTGGCAAGGACAGCATCGCCTACACGCTGTACCAGTACGGCAAAAAGATTATCAAAAAGGAAGCCGTTGACCCGACGTTCTTTATGTCATGGTGGGAAGCAGCCGAGACAGCCGACCACAGACTGCCCGAGACATGGATGGCAGCTAATCCGGGCTTCGATGATATCTGTGCAAAGTCTGACTTCGAGTCTGCTGTACTAAGAACGCCTGAGGCCGAGTTCCGCACTAAGCGCTGTAACCAGTGGGTATCGAGCCAGCAAGCTTGGCTGCCCGCCGGAGCATGGGACGCGCTGTTGTCGGAAGAGGGCGAAGAACTAGAAATCTTTCCTACCGAAGACTACGTCCTTGGCTTTGACGGCTCTTACGCGAATGACTCTACGGCTGTCTGCGCTGTGACAATCCCGCAGAATGGCGAGAAGCCAAAGGTCAAGCTCATAGCTGTCTGGGAAAAAGAACTCGGTGTAGACGATGACTCATGGCGAGTAAAGATAGACGAAGTCAAGGAAACGATTATTGACTACGTGCAGCGCTTTCCTCAGTGCCGAGAGATTGCTTGCGACCCGTACCGCTGGGCTTCTATGATGCAAGAGCTACAGGAGCTTGATTACCCGATTGTCGAGTACAAGACCAACTTGCTATCGCTAATGATTCCTGCTACGCAAAAAGTGTTCGAAGCAGTGACTGACAAAAAGTTTGAACACGACGGCAATGTTATATTGTCAAGGCACATAGACAACTGCGTAATCAAGGCAGACCATAAAGGCCAAAGGGTAACTAAAGAGTCAGGCAGCAGCAGAAAGAAGATTGACGCTGCCATTGCGTTCATAATTGCGTATGATAGAGCTACCCAAGGTAGAATAGATGAAGGAGTGCCTGAGTTCTTCTTTTAAGGCGGTTATGTTAATAAACATTTTACAGGTCACAGGAGCAGTCTTAGTAACTGTTGGAGTATCGGCAATCTTTGTACCAGCAGGCCTTATAGTGGCAGGCCTCTTTGCAATTCTATTCGGTTTGAGTTTGGAGCGTAAGTAATGCTTGGTAGTTTATTCTCAGGTGGCGGCGACGAGTCTCGCGGCATCTCTTTCCAAAGCGTCTGGGGCAGCGGCTCCGAGCTAGAGCTTTCTTCTCAGTCAGGTACTCGCGTCAACCTTGACACGGCCTTTCAAGTAAATGCAATCTTTTCGGCAGTCAGTCTCATATCTGACACCATCGCAACCTTGCCAGTTGACACCTACATTCGCAGAGATGGAGAGCGCTTTGCTTTCCGACCACGTCCGGCATGGGTGCAGAACCCTGACGTAGACACTACCAAAGAGGCTTTCTACGGCTCTGTAATAGTCTCGATGCTGCTAGAGGGTAACGCTTTTATCAGGGTCTACAGCGACGCTCAGGGTCAAGTCGTCAACATGAGTGTGCTAAACCCTACGACAGTAACTATCAAGCGCAATGGCATCGGTCGAGTAATGTTTCAGGTCGAAGGCGAAAAGAACCTCCTGTCCTCAGACGAAGTAATCTTTATCCCGGATGTAGTAAAGCCGGGAGACATTCGTGGAGTATCGCGCATAGAGGCACTGAAGGACAACTTCGGCCTAGCTATCGCGCTAGAGAACTACGCAGCACGTTTCTTCGGTCAGGGCACGCAGACTAGCGGCATCATCGAGTACCCAAGCAAGCTGACTGCCGACCAAGCCAAAGACCTACAGCAGAGCTTTGACTCTCGCCACAAGGGTTGGAGAAACTCGCACAAGACGGGCATCCTGTCTAACGGCGCTATCTACAAGCCAACGAGCGTTGCTAACGACCAAGCTCAGTTCCTAGACAGCCGCAGGATGGCAGTGGAGGACGTTGCAAGAGCGTTTAACATCCCGCCGCACCTTCTAGGACTACCGGGCACTAACTCTTATGCTTCGGTCGAGCAGAACAACCTAGCTTGGGTTACTCACTGCTTGAGGCCGATAGTACAGAAGCTAGAGAGCGCACTGACTCCGCTAATGTCAAGGGCGACTGGCGGAGAGAACGCTTTCATAAAGTTCACACTTGAGGGCCTACTAAGAGCAGACATAGAGTCGCGCAACAGGTCTTACAGCACAGGCCTTCAGGCTGGCTACTTGACAATCAACGATGTACGTCGCCTAGAAGACTTGCCGCCAATCAAAGACCCCTCTGCTGATACAGTTCGCGTGCCACTGGCTAACGTAAACGTCGAAGCCGCAGACCTAAACGCGACAGCGCAGCGCGTAGAGATGGCAACCAAGCTAGTACAAGTTGGATACGACCCTGCAGAAGCGCTTGCAGCATTCGGTCTGGCTGAGATTGCACACACTGGCCTACCAAGCGTTCAGCTACAGGGCATTGCACAGGTTGACCCCGAGAACCCAGACAAGGTGTACAAGGTGGACAAATGATTGAGCCTGCAACTTACAACGTAGATGCCTACCAAGGTGCTACCTATACGCTAAACATGACTTACAAGATTGACAACGTAGTAGTGGACTTGACTGGCTACACCGCTGCAATGCAGGTTCGGTCTACTCCCGGCGCACCCACGGCAATCCTAAGCTTAGAATCAGGCACAGAGATAACCCTTGGCGGCGCTGCAGGCACGATTGCTGTAGAGGTGTCAGCTACCGTAATGGCTGCTGTTGCAGCGGGTAACTACGAGTATGACTTTGACCTAAACTCAGGCGGGCAAGTCACAAGGCTTATTAGGGGCAAGTTCACGGTTGTAGCAGAAATAACCAAGTAATGCCAGTAGTACAACTTGAGATTCAGGAAACCAAGTCTACGGTCTTGGTTGCAAAGACTCAAGCCTCGGTCACTATAACCAAGCAGCCAATCACGCTGACTGTAAACCAGTCTGGTATTGAGCTAGATGCCGTTCAGTCAGCAGCAACCGTTATTGTACAAAAGGCCAATGTCTCTCTTGGTATTACAAACTCAGTAAACACAATCGTTCTTGGCAACAGCGGCTTGCAAGGCATCCCCGGCATCGAAGGTCCGCTGGGGCCTGCCAACACCCTGTCTATCGGTACGGTCACTGCAAGCCCTCCCGGAGCAGCCGCTGAAGCAACAATTACTGGAACAGCACCTAATCAAACGCTTAGCCTAGTAACGCCTAGAGGTGACGAAGGCTCACAGGGCATACAGGGTATACAAGGCATACAAGGCATACAGGGAGTACCCGGCCCTCGCGGATTTACAAGTTCAAAGGGAACAGCTATTCTAGACTTTGGCAGTGGTGCTAAAACTGCCGAGACGGTCGTGACTGGCTACTCGGAGATAGCAGCAGATTCGGTTGTCATGGCGTCTATGAG